AAGGGGTTGCCGAATATGCCGGAGCGCGGAGCAGTGCTCCGCCCGGACCCAACCGGACTTGCGGAGCAATGCTCCGCGCTCCGCCGGCGCAATTCGAGGACGGCGCGGTGTTCGGCGCGGTCCGCGGGGGTGAGGTCGCGGGTGCGCTTCTTGTCGGGGACTTCAACTTTCAGATTCGTCTTCATGATCGTGCGGGTCTCGGTCCGGTTCGGAAAAGTGGGCGCGGCCAGTGGCCGTCAACACCGACCGCGCCCGTGGATTGCCGGCTCGCCAGGGACCATTTGGAGAGCGGCAAAGTGTGGTTGCTTAATCCTTCGCGAACACCGCGAAGTTGATGCGGCACGCGGACGTGCCGGTGGCTTCGACCACCATGGGTCGTCGTTTGTAATTCCAGGCGATGGCCTCCGAATCCCGCCGCACCGTGGCGTTGCCAATCGTGGTTTTGAATGCCGTTTCCAGCAGCCACGCGTTGGCCTCACCGGCGGTTACAGCGATGCCGATCTGCCCCGACAGCCCGTAGAGCCCGGTGTTGGTTGAGTTCACCGTCGCAAAGACGGCGCTTGTGCCGGACTGAATGACGATCACCGAGTTGATCGGGATCTGGTAGTCGGCGGCGTAGAAGTTCGTGGCGGTCGAGAGCTGGTTGCTCAAGATTGTCAGCGGGGTGACTGCCCGCCGGACCACGAACTCGTTTGTCGCGTTGTCGCCGGTGACATCCAGGCTCACCAGCCGGATCGGGCCGGTGCTTGATCCCGGTTGCACAACGCGGGCGACAGTGGAGCCGGTCGCACTCAGCATGGTGTAGTCATCCGTCGCTGCCTGGGCGGACGCGGGCGCGATCACCAGCGCGAGCAACAGGGCGAGAGCCGCCGCGATCGCGTGCCAGGTGTTTGCCTTCCATCCCCTGGCGAGCCGCTCGGCCGCGCGATGGGGCACATTGGTCACGACCTGCTGCTTCTCGGTGGCCAGTTTCAGCGAGGCGAGGCCGTTGGGTTTGATGCTGATCAGCTCCGCGCCGATCACGTCGTTGGGGCCGTTGCCCGTGTAGTTAACCTTGTCCCCCGCTTTCACAGCGGCGGCAGCAGCGGCGTTTTCGTCCGCGACCGGGTCGGTTGTTTTCTTGGCCATAATAATTTTCAGTTCGAGTTGTGGTTGCGATTCAAGCGGGCGGGGGAACCGTTGTCCCCCGCCCCTGAATCAATCGTGGTTAGCTCGCGGCCAGGCGGACGCCGGCCATGTGGTCGGTGGCCATTTCCTCGACCGTGAAACGCTTGAGCGCGCGATACATGATCTCGTCCGTCTCGAAGCCGGCTTCGTTTGAAACGTCGAGCCGCATGGCGCCGCGATCACCGAGGTACCAGTAGCTCGCATCGCCAAAGAGCACGGGCACGGTGCTGACGGCGGCCGTAGCCGAGTTGGCCGGCAACACCGACACCCACCGCACCGGGAAGCCGTCCAGCGTGGCGCCTTGGGCGCCGTTGAACTGGTAGACTTTCTGGTTCTTGTCGTCGGTGAGACCCTGGAGCAGCCCCTCCATCGTGATGTTCATGTAGTAGGCGCTCATGCCGAGCACCGCCTCGTTCACGAGCCGCCGCGCCGAGCGCAGGTCGGCCAGTGCAATATCCTCGGACGCGGTGTTGCCGGTGGTGAGGGTCACCACCTTCGAGTTGTCCACCACGCGATCGGTCGCCCCTTCGAGGGATGCGTAAGTGCCGGAGCCGTCAGCCAGCCAGCCGACGCGATCTTCCACGTTCGCCATCTGGCGCGCGATGTAGCGCGCGAGGAACTGGCCCATCGCCACCAGGCTGTCCTGGTCAATCTCGCTCGGGAGCCGCACGGTGCCGCCCCATTTCTTCGCCGAGAAATCCACCCAGGAAATCGTCGGCGACTTCTCGGTGACCGTCCCACTCATCGCGATAAGCCCGAAGGTGGGATCGGTGCCGAGCTTCGGCAGCTTGGTGTCGCCCGCGCCCATCGGGTACGTCGTGGCGTGGCGGCGGAAGCTGCCGTACTCCTTCACGAGTTCGACGAGCTGGCCTTCGTATTCGGTGGGCAGCGGGATGTCGCTCGTGGTAAGCGCGGTGCGCTTCTCCCAACTGGCTTCCCGCATGCGCTCACCGTAGGACTTGAGGCCCTGTGGCCCATCGAAGCGCGGGTCATCCTGGTGACCGCCAACTTCGTCGATGATGAACTTACGGCACCACTCGAACGCGCGCGGGTCCACACGCTTGTCCAGCTTCGCGCTGGCCAGCACCATGTTCGCGACCAGGTACTTTGCGACCACGTTCGAGACGCCGCCAGCCGGGCGGATGAGCTGCCCCTGGGAACGCGACAGCAAAGATCGTCGCACGTCATCCAGGGTTTTCTTGTTCGCAGCGATCTCGGCGTCGGCCGCTTCGAGTTGCTTGCGCAGGGATTCGGTGGCGGACTTCACGTCAGTCTCGATCCCGGCGAGCCGGGTGTTCATGGCCTTCTGGCCGGTAAGTACGGGTTCGAGGTCCTTTTTCAGACCGTCGAGCGCTTCAGTCATTTCTTTCATCGTGTTGTTCAGAGTTGGCGGAGCACCTGCCGGAAGGTTTCAATTTCGAACCCCAGCAGCTTGAGCCGCAGTTGATCGATCTCCTGGATGAGTTCTCGGTGGCAGGAATCGCCGGCCGCCCCTGCCTGCCTCGCATCGGGGTCGGTGGCTTCTTTCGCGATCGTGGCGCGCAGGAGATCGAGCGCGTCACGCAAATCAGATTGTTCGACCGCCCCGCTCTTGACGCCGAGCGCCAGGGCGTTCGGGTTGGCGGGGATCGAGACGGCCGAGAGTTCGAGCAACTCCTGGCTGGTAAACTTCCGGCGCCAGGGCGTGCCCTTGGTGCCTTCCTCCCAATCATTCGGCACGAAGCCCACGCTCACGGCGTTTAGGAAGCCGCCCCGGTAAAGCTCGTACGCGATCTTGGCGATCGGGTTGATGTCCGTCGCGAACTGGACGTGCTGGATCAGCTTGCCCTCGCTCACCGTGGTGAGCACCGACTTGCCGAGCGTGTAGATGATGTCGCCGCACTGGTGGCTGTTCTGGAAAACGGGGTTGCGCTGGTAGTTCTTCAGGTTCCAGCCGGCGGCGCTGATCACCTCGTCGTAGCGGTCCACCGTCTCGTCGCTGGCGATGAACTGGACGATCGGCAGGTTGTCCACGTTGGGCAGTTCCCGAATCTCGGGGTGCAGGAGGGCCTGCAAACCCTGCCGGCCGTCACTCATTTTGATGAGGCGAGGGCCAAAAGTGTCCTTAAGGTCGTGCATATTGTGTCCTTTCCGACGCAGTACCATTGCAAAACGCCGCTGTACCATTGCAAAACGGCCGGAAGAAAAACCGCCGGGCTCCAGACCGTGGCTGGTTGCGACGCCTTAAATCGAATCCTGGAGCGTTTTTCATGTTGCGGCCTCCTTGCTTAAACCGGCCGGGTAGCGCCGCGCCACGAATGCCGCGAAGTCCAGGTGCTCGGTGGGCGCCCCGGCCTTCACGTCCTCGGGGTCGAGGACCGCATACATGAAGCACCGGCAATTGATCACCTCGCCGGGCGGGCCGGCGGGGTCGCCGGGATACATGAGGCCGTTTGAGAACTTCTGGTTGACCGGGATCGGGCCGTCCGCCTGGGCTTTGTAATGGCTGGCCCGCACATCCGGCAGGTTTGAGGTGCTCCAGGCCTTGAGTTCGATCCCGGCCTCTTCCATCGCCACCTGGCGCCCGGTGTTGATCGCCGAATTCGTTTCGGTCGTCGCGATGCTGGCCGCCCGGCTTTCGGTCGCCTCCTTGTAAACCGACTTCACGCGGGCGACCCGTTGCTCGAACGTCTCGCCGTTCGCCACCGCCTCGACCAGTTCGCTCTGGATCTGCTCGAATGTCGCCTGGTTGACCTCGCTCAAGCGGTTCGCCCGTTGCGCCAGGAACTCGGTGGCGCGATGCGGCGGCAGCGTGAAATCCACCAGACCGCTCTCGGCGAAGAGTTGCGCGCCGCCGAATTCCAGGTCGGCGATCAGGAGCGGCTTCATCCGGCGCAACAGTTCGCTCGATTCATTCGCGAGATTGAACAACTCCTCGTAGGCCTTCGAGGACGAGGGCGATGTCTTTTCGAGCGCATCGAGCACGCGACCGAGTTGCGCGCGGAAGAAGGAGCGCATCCGCCCTTCCTTCGCTTTGATGCTCGGCTTGATCGACCGCAGCCACTTTGAGCCGCTCGGTGCGCAGATGTGGGCCGGCTTGGGCACGGCGGCGTACAGCTTCCGCATGAGCTTCTCCGCGCTCATCTCGTCATCGGGCTCCGGGTCCTCGTCCTCGCGCGGTTCCTTCGGGCTTTCGCTCCCCAAATCATCCGCCCGTGCGACACTGAACGGCAGGTAACCCACCGCATGCCACGGGTACGGTTCGAAGCCGAGGTCAAGGTTCTCGTTGATGTCGTTGAAGGGGACGCCGATGGCCCACAGCTTCACGCCGGTATCCACCCGCGCGCGTTGCGCCTCCTTCATGATCGGCAGGACATCCCAGTTGAACCAGCCCTCGGCCTGCGGATCGATGGCTTGCACCAGCGTTTCGAGCGAGGCCTCGATCCGGTCGCCCAGCGGCATCATCGTGTTCTCGATGAAGTTGAGCCGGGCGCTGTTGCTCACGCTGCGGTTGGCGTCCTCGGTGTAGCCGATCAATTCCTGGGGCACACCGAACACCGCGCAAATCTCCTGGCGGTTGAACTTCCGGTTCTCCAGGAACTGCATGTCGGCCGCGTTGATGGTGGGCTTCTCGACCTTCGCGCCGCCGTGGAGGAACAGCGGACGATCGGCGGTGCCGGCCTTGCGCTTGCGCTCGCGGAGCGCGCCCTTGATCTGCTCGATCTGTTCGCTGCTCAACACCTGCTCCGTCGTGATGATCACGCCGGTGTCGGCGTTGTTCAGCATGAGCCCCTTCTGGAACTGGGCGCTCGCGTAATCCGTCTGCGCCGCCAGCATCGCCACCGAGAGCGGCGACATCCCGCGCCAGGGATTGAACGGGTTCGGCCGTTTGATGTGCAGCACTTCCTCGGGCAACAGGTTCATGCCGGCCATGACATCCTGGCTGGACCCGCTGTAATGCCAGCCATCGATCCGCGATTGCGTCACGATCTCGCGCATGCGATCCGCGCTCAGGATGAGCAGCGACTTGATGCGCCGGCTGCCGCGCCCGTTGACCATGCCGCTGATCGGAACAACCTCGCCCGCGCTGCCGAGCGCGACGATGAACACCTCGCCGCGAAGCCCGAGCCAGGCGGCCGTCAATTCCCAGAACGCGAACCGATCCTGCAGCGGATGCGGCCGCTTGAACAATTCGACCAGGGGCCCGGCCTCGATGAGTTGCTCGCCCGTGCCCGCCGTGCGGCTGAACGTGAAGGGGACGCCCGCGAGTTGCTCGCCGAGCCGTTGGATGCACGCATAGACCCAGACCGATTGCTGGTAGGCGTTCGAGAGCGAAGCGCCGCCGCCGTCGTTGAGATCGTCACCGCGCAGCAAGGCCGACACGTCCATCGACTTGCCGGTGAGCCCGGCCCACGCGCTGCGGAGATTGGAAAGGAATTTCACCAGACGAATGCCTCCACTTTGGTTTTGATCGCGGCGGCGTGGAGCGAAAGCGCCAGTGCCCAGAAGCGGTCGCAGTGTCCATTCTTTGTGCGCTCACCCGCGAAGCGCACGTTGTCGCCAGCCGTTTGTATCTTGCGGATGCCGCGCAGATCGGCGCGGATCAAATTGTCGTTCGGGATGCGCACGGTGCGATCCTGGAAGGCGGCGCGCACTGGATAGGCGAGTTCCTCCTTTGATGCCGAAGTGAAGTTGATGCCCTCGACCTTGTTGCCGAACAAATGCGCAGCGCGCTCTGCGAACTGCCGTCCGATGCCGGTCTGGTCAATGCAGCAACGCTTGACCTGCGGAAGGCGCAGCAACCCGTAGAGCACGTCCTCCTGCTCGGCGAATGTCTTGCGATCGAGAGTGATCACCCGCCGCGTCCAGTTCACGTCACCGCGTTTCTCCGCCACCCAGATCACGGTGAGGTCGCGCATGCGGCCCACGTCCACGCCGACATACAACGGGTCTTTGGCGTCCGCCAGATCAGTCTGCCAGTTCTCGGCCGGCTGGTATTCGCAGCCGGCGATCAGTTCGTAAGTCAGGAACGCGGTGTCGTCATCGCCGGGCACGCACATGTACTCCTGCATCCACGTCTCTTCATCCGCGCACTCGTCTTTGAGAAACTGGAGATACTCGTCGCGTGTCATCGCCTGGCGAGGGTCGTCTGCTGGCCACTTGGCTTTGCGCCGCTCCAGGATGCCGTCGCGCACCGCGTCCTCGATGGTGATGGTGTGCAGCGAGAACCGTTTCGGGTTGCCCTTGTGGCGGACCTCATTGATCAGCTCGTTGAAATAATTGCCGGTGCCACGATGGGTGCTGATGATGTAGAGGCTGCCACCCCAATCGAGGCCGGGCTTGGTGATCGCGTAGAGCTGGCGCGGGTCGCGTCCGAGCGCGAACTCGTCCAGCACACGCGAGCCACGTTTGCCCGCCTGGGCATCCGGGTTCGAGGACATGGAGTGAATCGATTTTCCGCTCGCGAAGGGTAGCCGGTGGATCGTGATGCTCTCGCGCTTGTCGGTGGTAATAACGTCCTGGGACAGGTCGCCCGCGCCGCGTTGCAAGAGGTCTGCCCACATCTTGCAATCCATCCCAAAGAGCTGCGCTTGAATCTCGTCTCGGGAAGAAACCCACGCATCGTAGCGCGCGCCGGCAACAGAGGTTTCCTCGACCAGGCGGAACGCCGCGGCGAAGGAAAAACCAACCTGCCGGCTTTTTTCAACGATGATGCGTGTCGTCCGGTCGCGGAGGAATCGCGCCTGGCTGGCCATGAAATACGTGTCGGTATTCACAGCAGGCGAAGCTTCTCCTTGAGCTGGTCAATCGTTTCGCGGGTGATGGCGCGGCCGTCCGGTTGGTCGAGCAGCGATTCCATTTCGCGTTTGCGCGTCGCCACCTGTTCGCGGTACTTCTCGAATTCCAGGCCGCCCTTCGAGAGCTTGGCCAGGCCGTTGATCAGCGCCGCGTAATTCTCCGGCTTCTCGGCCAGCAAATCCTTGAGGCTCGACAGATCGAACTCGTTCAAGACCTCGTACACCTGACTCGCGGCGATCTGGAGTGCCGCCTCGTGGATCTTCGAGCCCTCGTTCTGGCGCACGATCTCCATCGCGAACTCGCGCTTCGCCTTCATTTCCTCGAGCCGGGCCTGTTCGCCGAGCCAGTCCTGGTGACCACCCTCCTTCCAGTTTGTGAGGTTCTGATCGTTGAAATCGCCGGGCTCGCCGTGCCCCTCGGTGATCAGCCAGGCGATGACATCCGCGTACGTGAACCCGTCGCGCAGCATCTCGTTGACACGCGTGCGCGTGGCGAACGGGAGCCGGGCGATCTTGCCTGTTCTGCGATTACTCAAGGTTGGTTCAGTGTTTTGCGCGCAGCGCTGTGGCCGTCCGCAAGGACTCAGGCGGCGAAGTGTTGTTCGTAGTGGCGGATGCCCTCGCCGCTGATCTTGAAATGCGGCTCGGTCGAGAGCGCCGTCTTCACCTCGAACGCCAGGGCGACATCGGCGCTGGCGAGATACGCGAGCTCGGCCTTGATCTCTTGTTCGTTGAAATCGAGCCCCTGCTTTTTGCATTCGCGCGCGATCTGATACGCGCTACGCATGACGGGTCGCGCGCCGTAGAGTTGCAGCAGCACCTCGGCGCGGAGTGAGTTTTGACGGCTGGGATTCATGGTCAGAGGGTCTTGGTCCTTTCGTCCAGGCGGGCGACGGTATCGTTCACCTGGTTGATCTTGTTGTGCAGGTCGGCCGACATCGCGTTGATCGTCTCGTAAATCTGCCGGCCGCGACTTGATCCGGCGGCGAGCACCTCGTCCTTCATCGAATGCACCGCCGAGAGGAACCGCTGCTCGCGGAGGTGCATCTCGTCGCGCAGCTCGCCCACGTCCTCGCGGATCTCTTTCATGAAATCGGTGAACTCATGTTTGCTCACGAACTCGGCATCGATGCTCGGCTTGCGGAAAAACAACGTCTTGATCCCCACCGCCGCCCCCACCAGCCCCACGACGATCAGTGCGAAGTCCTTGATCGCCTCGGCCGGCACGCTTTGCAGTTGCCCAAGTAAAAACATCCCCGGTTCCTTGGTTAAGGATTGGCGGCAGCCCCGCGCGCAGCGCCCACGCCACTGGCAGCTTGCCAGCCCGCGGCGACGCCGGCCGCGATCGCCTGGATCAACTGATCGAGCCGCTCGTCCGTCTTGAGATCAGCCGAGCCGACGCTCGTGCTCTGCGTCTTGTCCGTGTTCGAAGTCTTGAGATCGGCGAGCTTCGCCTGGCTGGCGAACAACGTGGACGCATGTGTCACCGTCTCGACCCGGCGCTCCTCCGTGCCGGCATCCGAGCTGACATCGATCTGCCGGATCTGGAACCGGGCGCAGCCCGTGCCAAGGAGTAAAACGGAAAACGTAAGGAGGAGCAGCAGCGGGAAGTGTTCGCTGCGCAGAGTGGGAACGTCCGCCTTCGCGCCTCGCTTGATAACGATCGACCAGATCAGGCCGATGAGCGCGACGATCACGCCGACGATCTCGGCATTGATCGATTCATCGCCCACGCCCTGGGCGGCGATCCAGCCGCCGGCCATCGTGAGGCCGTGCCGGACAATGCCGAGCGTGACGGATTTCGAGGCGGGTGAAACGGCCGCAGGTTGCGGCCCCGGTGCGGAAGAGTTTTGCGGTCCCATGTCGGACCGCAGCCTGCATCAAACTGAGAGACGCCCTGAAGGAAAGCCACGAAGCGGCAACGTGCCGCCGCGCATACCGCCTGGCGGCGGGGGGCGGATCAATCCGCCTGGGCGGTGGCTGGCGGGGATTCGATGGCCGCCTTCACCGCTTCGAGAAAGCGGGCGACCTGATGCACGGCCTCCCCTTTCATTGGCGTCATCGACTGGCCGCCGGCCAGCCCAGGCGCGTGCCGCATGAAGACAATCGCAGTCACCTGGGTGTTACCGTTCACTTCGATCATCGTGAACTGGTATTGAATGCGGGGCCTTTCGCCGGTCAGGGTGTTCGTGAACCAAAAGTTTGCCGACGCGGTCATCGGCCCTTCCATGCGAAGTGAATGCGGCGACTCGCTCACCACCTGCATTCCGTTCTGAGCCAGGTTGCCGAGGATGTTCCGTTGCACTTTGTCGATCGGCGCCGAGATCTCGATGCTCGCCGACTCAGGGTATCCGCCTCCACTGGTCCGCGTGCTCGTGCAACCCGCCAAAAACAGCGCGGCGAAAGCGAGGAAAACCGATTTCAAATCCG